TCAGCGGCACGCGCCAGCGCCCCACCCTCTTGCACCACTTCCCAGCTGGCCGGGATCACGCGCTCGGTGGACAGTGCGCCAGCGACCCCACGTGCAGCACCTGCGCCGGCGCGTGACGCGACACCGGACACGCCGGGCAGCGCCGACAGCGTGTTCATGGCATTGCGCCCGAATTCGGTGTTCAGGGGGTTGCTCTGAGAACCGTCCGGCAGGGGCGCGGCGCGCTGGCCATCGGTCGGAATCTGGCTCAGGAGGTCGGCGGCGCCTCGCCGCTGGCGGTCGTCGGTTATTGCCATGGAAGGGCCTTTCGTCTGTACTGCCGCCAGTCTCTGCGCCAGCCCTTCCGAGGCCAAACCCTACAGGGGGTAGATTTGCAGGCATCAGGCCCAGGCCATACAATGCGGGCAACCGTGTCCCAGACAGGTAGTGCTATCCAGGTTGCGCAGTGTCAATGGCGGTCGTCAGGCCGTTAAGTACGAGAGGTGGAGTTCGGTACCACCCCCTCCTGGAGTGCCCGCCAAAGCCCCGTTGCTCACCGCTTCGGGGCTTTGTTGTTTCTGCCTCGCAGGCCTTCCGGGATCACGCTGCGGACCTCATACCCATCCTCGACCTGGCGCAGCGGCATGCGGGCGTCGTAGGTCCGTCCCGTCGCCTGGTCGCGCACGCCGGTATTGAGCATGGCCGGATGCTGGTTGCCCTTGGAGGTGTTCAGGTCTGGCCTGGCCCGGCCTGCCAGCGCCTGCTCAGCGAACCCAGCAACGTCGGCAGGGCTGAAACCCTGGTCCTGCACGCGCCGCTGCAGCATGTGGTCGGTGGCCTGGTCCGTCACGTAGACATTTCGCCCGGCAGTCTCGCTACCGAACAGCGCCTCCAGCCCGCGCCCCTGCCCTTCTGAGACGTCGCCCAGGCGATAGGTGCCGCTGCCCTTACCTGCCGCCAGGTCAGCCAGCAGCCGGGCCTTGCCTTCTGGCGAGATGGCTGCTGCGACACCAAAACCAGTCTTGGCTGCTCCTGCGGGGTTGGGAATCGAGGCCAGCAGCTCCGCCGCGGGCCGGCGCACGGGCGAAATCATGCCAGCCTGCTCCATCTGCTGCCCGATCCATTCGGAGCCACCCACGGGCGCCGGATGGCTGTAGCTGGTGGGTATCAGGGCCATGGCAGCCAAGTCAACTGGAGCGCCCACCAGCGAAGCCATGCCCCGCCCGGCTGCGTCCTGCATGCCCTGGACTGCCTGCGGGCTGGCGACTGCCTGCAGCCCTGCTGCACGCGCGTCGGCAAGGGCTTGTTCGGCAGGGGATGGGGTGACGGGAGCCGGCGCCGTGGGATATCCGCCCGTTGGGATCTGGCCCACAGGGCCGGAAAGCATGGAGAGAGCGCGGTTTTTCGGGTCTGCCATGGGCCTCACCAGCGAAAGCGCACCACGGGCGGCCGGCGGTCGCGCTGCTTGCGCTGCACATTGGCGTCCGGCCTGGCGCCGAAGGAGCGCTCGAACAGGGCCAGCGATACAGCGGCCTTGTCGGGGTTGAACACCTCGGAATCCTGCTTGAGATAGGCCCGGTGGTAGACCCAGTCCAGTAGCCGCGTGTGAAAGCGCTCGTGGATCTCGGGCTGGCCGCGGCAGTCGTCGGCGCTGAGCGGCTTCAGGGCGCCACGGACGACCGTCAGCGCGATGGCTTCAGCCTCCACGGGGGTGGGCACCAGGCGCAGTTGCGGCATGCCCCGGCCGTTGGCCTGCTCCAGCAGGAACTGGCGCGGCACACCCTGGCGCGTCTCCCACGCAGGATGGGTGCAATCCAGTTCTTCGACGCTGGTCTCGTGCAGGGGACGGCCTCGCAGGGTCAGCCGCTTGATCTCCAGCACGCTGGGGTGCAGGAGATAGGTGGATTTGCCGGCCTCCAGGGCGATGGAGCACACGGCGGGGGTGGTGCGGTCTTCCAGGAGTTTGGCGCGCTCGCAAGCCTCCTGCACGGCCTCGTTGAGGTGAAAAACCACCTCCTCGTCCGTCCAGAACTGCTTTTTGACAGTGTCGTCAACGGTTTCCCGGAACCGCTGGATGAACTCCTGGACCCGCATGGTGCGCCTTTTCAGTCCGTGCCGGCCGAAGACACGACTTCCCAGGCAGCGTCCACTTCCTCGCGGGTCACGGCAAAGCCCAGCAGAGCCTTCACCTTGTCCAGGCTGGGTTTTCCGCCCTTGGTGAAGTCGCCTTCGCCGCCGCCGTCCAGCATGGTCTGCAGGGCGGCCTGGATGGCCTGGGGACGGCTGGCAACAGGTCCTCCAGCAGTGCCATTCAGAGCGGCCAGTGTCTCTTCGGCGCCCGGGACGTCCACGGGGATGGCACCACGGGCAATGGCTTCGCGGCGGAAGATGGGCGGAACGTCATCGCCATCGGGGGGGATCACGATCGTGTGACCGGAGGTGAGCCCGATCTGGATGACCTCGTCAGTAGGAGAGCGGAATTTCATGGTTCAGTCCTTCAAAAGGCCCGGCAGCACGCAGCCGCCGGGTAAAGGGCCCTTACAAGCCCTGGCCACCGAGAAAGAATCAGCGCTGCGTGAAGGCCGAGCGGCCTTGGACGTAGTACTGGATGGAGATGCGGGCCTGGCCGGCCGTGGCCGCCGCGCCAGCCTGGGCCAGCAAGGCCTTGAGGCTTTCGGCCACGGTATGGCGGTAGCCGGTGATGGTCAGCGCTGTGCGGCCTGCAGTCTTCAGGTCGATGGGCGCGGCGGTGTAGCGGTCGTCGTCGGCCGTGTCGCCCAGCTTGAGCGTGGCGCTCGTTGCCGAGTTCCAGGCGGTCAGCACGGTGACATCGCCGCCGACAAGGATGGCGCCACCAGGCAGGTCAATGGCGCTTTCCGCCGTGCCGTAGGCTGTGGGGTCGCCGAAGTTGATCAGCAGGCTGGCAGAAATCAGTTCCTGCCGGCCGGCGTTCTTCTTGATAGGCATGGGATGCTCCTTTTCAACATCAGGGAGAGGGAAGGAGCGGGGCACACAGGCCCCGCCCGGGGGGCCTGCTTACTGCAGGTAGTGGTCAACCGCGATGACGCCGAAGTCCTCGACACTGCCGTCAGCGATGCTGAAGAACTTGGGCTTGAGCAGGCCCATCATCTTGTCGACGTTGATGCCCTGCTGGTTCTCGTAGTCGAACAGCTTCTCGACCCAGCCAGGCGCACCCAGGTCGCACATGCCCAGGGCCTGCGCACCGCACAGCAGGGTGCGGGTGCCGTTGACCGTGCCGCCCGAGCCCCACTTCGAGCCGGATGCCGCGCCCTTGGTGTTGTAGACCTTGTTGTGCTCGTGAATCACGGCACCATCCACCGTCACCGAGGCGCCGGTGAACCAGGGCGAATCCGTGCCGGCCTTGGTGGCCACGGCCACGACAGCGCGCTGGTAGTCGGGGTCCTTCTTCAGGGCCGCCAGCGTGCCAGGGGCCACCAGCAGCACGAAGTACTGCTTGCCGCCGTCCATCAGAGGGCGCACATAGTGCTCCTTGGCGTAGGCGATCAGGTCCACGATCATCGTGTACTTGGGCACGAACGAGGTGGTGATGGAGCCCGTGTTGGACGCCTGCAGGCTGGTGCCATCCCACATCAGCGAGCGCTTGGACGTCGGCGCGGACACGTCCGCAGCAAAGTCCAGCGTGGGGAACGGCGAGTTGACGCGCGGGGCGCCATTGGGCTTGAAGGCGTAGCTGATGCCCGAGAGGGTCAGGAAAGCCAGCTGGTCGCAGCGATCCGCCAGCCAGTACGCCAGCTTGTCGCGGCCCTGTTCCCGGAAGTTGATCACCGAACCCTGATCAGCCAGCTTGCCTTCGTTGCGCACCGAGTGCGACAGCTGATCAATGGTGATGATCTGGCTGTAGGACTGCATGGCTTCTTCGTTGCCCTCGCGCTCGTTGTCGCCCGTGACGCCGTCTTCCACCAGGTCGGCGACCAGTTGGATGATGGCCTGGGTGCCCTTTTCGGTCTTGGTCAGCTCCTTGATGACCTGGATCATCGCGTTCTGGTTCGAGCCCATGAAGCGCTTGATGAACATCTGGTCGCGGGCTGCGGACCAGACGTCGCGCGACCAGACCAGCTTTTGCTGGGGGGTGAGTGCCGCAAAATTCGTCTGCATAACATGCTCCAAAGAAGTGTTGAACTGCTCGGGACATGCGCCGCCCTATTGCGAATGCATGGCTGTTGGCCGCCAAGGCGCCAGGTCGTTTACCGTCCGACCATGCAGACGAGAGCACCCGGGAGAGGCGCCGGCAGGTGGGTGAGTCCTGCCGGCCATGGTTTGGCGATCAGTCGCCGCGCAGCCTGCGCTTCTCGGCCTCGGGCAGCTTGTTGAACTGCTCGTCAGTGAGCTGCGCCACGTTGATGCGGCCGGCTTCCGCCCGCTCACCAACGCCGCCAGACAAAGGCGCGGGCTGGGCCAGTGAGGCCTTCGCGCCGCGCTCTACCGCTGCTGCTGTACGCAAGTCTGTCTTGGGCTCGCCCTGCGGCAAATCCTTGGACGGGGGTTCGCCCTGGCCGGCCGGCGCGAACTTAGGCGCAATGGACTTCACGGCGGCCCGCAGGGCATCGAGCGGGGCCATGCCGCGCGCGATCTTCCCGTCGCGGGCTTCGACAATCAGCAGCAGCGCCTCTTTGCCTTCTTCAGTGTTCAGGTAGGGGAAGGCCTGCAGCGTGGCCTGGGACTCGGCTGCCAGAGCATCCGCAGTGGCGCGGGCCTGGTCCTGCTGCCGCTGCTGCTCGACCTCGTGGCGCGCGTCGGCGGCAGCCTGCTCGCGGACATGAGCATTGATGGCGCGACGAATGCCTG